GTCCCGGCGCCCTTCGGCCCAGAGATTGACCCACCCCCCGTCAGATGGGGTAGCCGTCCAGCCCGACCTTCCGGGCCATCGGCCGGCCCTTGTCCGCCTCGGTCTTGGCGTCGTGGCAGGGCTCGCAGATGGCCTGCAGGTTGTCGCTGTCGTCCGTGCCGCCATTGGCTTTGGGCTTGATGTGGTCGACCTGCGTTGCCGGCGTCACCCGGCCGAGGCGGCGGCATGGCTGGCAAAGGTGCAGATCACGATCAAGGATGATTGCGCGCAGCCGGACCCAAGCCGACCCGTAACCGCGCTCGTGCCGCGACCCTTGATGCGCCCAAGCCTTGCGACCTGCCGCCATCTTGACCCCGCCAATAGCAAAGGGCCAGAGGTTTCCCCCTAGCCCTTGTGCGCCCTTCCGTCAGGATACTCGCGGAGAGGTTGCAGTTTGTCAAGTAGGCAGCGTGCGCCAGCCTCACCGCTCGACCACATCCGCCAGCCGCACCAGCGCAGCGCAGGTCGCAAGGCCGACCGTTGTCGGCTTCCCATCGCGCCACAGTTCCGGCCCGTTGCCGCGTTCGGCCGCGTGCAGCAGGAGCGAGTCGACAGCGTCCAGTTGCCCGATCAGCCCGCGCCAGTGCATCCACGCGCGGACGGCATCAGCGTCCTTCTCGGGCGGCTCGCGCAGATCGGGTGACAGGCTTTCCTCCACCTCTACCCGCTCGGGCAGCATGGAGATAGCCGCATTGGCGGGCGTGCCTGTCATGCCAAGGATACGCACCCGATAGGCTCGTTCCGCAATCCCGAACGCCTGCCACACGCCCCACAGCTTGGCTGCCTCGCGCTGGCCGTGGACATGCAGCGCGACCATTCCAAGCGGCGACCCGGCGGCGGGGTGGGCTGCTGCCGCGCGCTCCTCCCGGGTCGGGGTCTTGCCCATCTGGTGGCAGCGGGCGGCAAGGGCCGTCGCGCGGGGATCTTCTGCCGGCCGCGCGAACCGGCCGCGGTCGCGGTGCTGCTTGTGCCGAGACGCGGCGACCGGCGCCAGTTCTGGCAGCTTTGCCGGGGTGCTCTTGCCGCGGCGATCACCCTTGCCCATTGACAGCCTCCGTCCCGATCTCGCCACCGCAGGCCGCATAGCCCGCCAGATCAACCCACGAATCGACGTGGTTCGGGTTGCCCCATGCCCTGACGGTTTTCAGGTCGATGAGCATAATCGCAACTTGATCGGCGCGAATTAGGACACCGAGGCGCACAGACAAAATTGCAGCGATCTGCGCGAATGATTGTTCTGGTGGTCCGTAAATTGCATTGCGGTCTTTGGTGACGCATTGCTTGGCGGCGTCGAGGATGTCGGAGCGGTTCATCGGTTACCACTTCCTTTGCCATTGCATGGAATTTGCCTTTAGGCCTGTTGTGCCCGTCCTTCCATATTCATCCTGCCAATGCAGGATTTGCGATTGCCGCCCGTCCTTGCGAATATAGGGCGATACGGCAATCAGCCGGGCCTTGACCTTGCCGGCCTTGATGATGGTCCCGAGTTCGGGGACGGTGTCGAACGCGATCATGCCGCCACCTGACCGGCTTGGGCGGAGGCCGGCAGTGCCGCCGAACGGGCACCCCTTACAGCCGGGGGAAGCGCCCGCCGCCAGCGGGCGAGCTTCCCTCTGTAAGAGGGGGGGTAGTGTGTGCATCGTTGGAAGGCCGTTGGAAGGCCGTTGGAATGGCGTTGGAAGGCCGTTGGAAGGGCCGTTTTTGGCGTTGGAAGGGCGTTGGAAGGCGTTGGAAGGGCGTTGGAAGGGGTCATTTTGGCTCCTTTTTGGCGCCGGCGATGGCGATGAAGGCGCGGCGGCGGGACAGCGGACCCTGCTCCTCGATGACGATTTCGCCCCGATCGAACAGCGTGTTCATGGCTTGAGACAGCGCCTTGTCGGTCATTCCTTCAGACTTCGGATGCTTTGCGAACACGGTCGGCGCATATGAAACACTAGGGCTTGCGCTAACTGTTCTGCCCTGTTGCGCAAATTCCCTTAACAGCTTCATGAAAACTCTTTCAGCCTTTGAGCCAATCGCCATTCTCTCTAGTGAATCTGGCGTTTCATCTTCCACGAAAACGCCATTTCGCCAAGTCATGGCTATTTCGCCGCCGACCTGCCCGTAATTGGCTTTCTTCGTCGCCAGAATGCGCTTGTCAGGGTCGGGCTCGTGGCCGTCTTGCGCGATGCGGGAGAGATAGAGGCGCGACCTTACAGAGTTGTTCCAGGCGGTCGAGCCTGACGTGCCAGACCCGGAGTTCAGGCCGGAAAGCGACGGGTGGGCCAGAAGGATCAAGGCGCACTCACGCTTGAGGGCCAGCCCCCGCAGGATGCCGATGAACTGCCGCACCTTGGCCCGGTCGTTTTCGTTCGACGGGTATACATCGGCCAGCGTGTCGATCACGATCAATGTCGGCTCGACCAGCCCGGCGCGGGTGTCCAGTTCATCGAACAGGGCCGACTGAACGAGGGCAACGTTTGACTCGATCGCAAGGAGGGCGTCTTCACCGGCAAGGCTGCGCAGGGTCAGTTCGGACAGGTCGGAAAAGTCGACCCCGGCCGCTGTCTTGATGTCGTGCAGGCGCCGGTGGAGCTCGTCCTCGTCGTCCTCGGCGCTGATGAAGATGACCCGGCCGGATGATACGTCCCTGTTGAGCCACTTCGTCCCTGACGCCACGGCTGCGGCCAGTTGCAGGGCAAGCAGGCTCTTGCCGGTGCCGCCGTCGCCCCCGAACAGGGTCACGGTCTTGGAGGGCACGAGGCCGTCAACCAGCCATTGACGCTGTGGGATGGGTTTGCCTTCCAGATCAGCCGCAGAGAACCATGTTGATTCACGCTCGGCCCGCGGGGTGATGACCGTCGCGCGCGGCTGACCGCTTGGAAAGGCCCTGACATTGGTTTCGATGTCGGCGGCATATACCGCATCAGGCGGGGCGTCGAAGTCATCGACCCCCAAGCCGCCCGCATCCTCGGCAAAGGCCTGATCCAGCTTGCGCCGGGCCTCCTCAAGCTGCTCTGGTGTCCTGCGGCCCTTCATGACTGATACCATGCCAAGGCCTCGCTGTAGGCGGCTCTTTCTCGCGGGCTTGCCCATGCAACCCATGTGTCAGCCTCGGCCACCAGATCGTTGAACATTGGCACGCAAGGGGGGCCAATGTCGCCAATGATGGTTGTCGCAATGCTGGCGACTGCTTCCGGGTCCAGTGCCCGCAGGACCGACCACGCCATCAGAACGCGCTCCTCGGCGGTCAGGGTCGTCGCCGCAAGAAGACTGAAGCCATGCCATGCATCGGCGTCACCGAGGAGCAGGGTTAAGCCGAGCATGTCGGCCGCGCGCTTGTGTTGGGCCGTCATCATTCGACCACTCGTTCATCTTTCAGCATCCGCGCCCTGAACGCCCCGACGATGCGGCGCAGGACGGCCACCTGCGCGGGGCTTGGCCGAAACGCGCCGCTCCGGTTCCGCGCGATGATCGAGGCGCAGAACTTGCGTTCCCATTCGGTGATGCCGCTGGCCTGCACGATGATCGGGGGCCAGACCAGCAGGGCGGCGATTTCGTCGGCGGTGGCGCTCATGTTATCGCCTCCACGACGACCAGCGTGCCGTTGTCTGTGCCCCACTGCTTGCGGGCGACGATTTCCGCGACCTGCGCGTCGTCTGCCCATGCGATGCGGTTCAGGCCGTCCATGACGGCTTTTGCGCAGTTGTCGGTGTCTGGTCGCTGGGTGTGCGGGGTGCCGATCATGGCCTCTCGGGCACGGCGCGACTTGCTGTCGGCCGGGGCGAATGTGGCGATGACCGTCAGACGCAACGGTCCGGCCATGGGGGAGGGGAACAGGGGAGCGGCGATAGCGCCGACCTGCCGCTCGAAACTGACCGTCTGCGCAGGCGTGTAGACGCGCGCATGGCCGCCCCTGGCTGTTGCCCTCGGGCGCTGCTTGCCAAAGGGCTTGCCGGGGATGGCAAAAGAGATCACGCGCGCGTCACCCATTCGCCTTGGCCTGCTTCTTGATCCAGCGCACATCACCCTCCACGGTGGTTACGCTTCCGCCTAGGTGCTCTGCGATGCGGCCCTGCGTCCAGCCTTGGGCCAGCAGTTGCGCGACCCTCGCGCGCCGCTTGGCAATGGCCTCCTTGTGCGGCAGTCGTTGTGCCGCAGTCGCCAGCAGGCGAAGATCCTTCTTGATCTGCCAGAGGGGTTGCCCGAGGCGCTGCGCGATGTCCTGAACCGTCAGCCCGCGCGCGGTCAGCGCCTTGACCGCCTCGCGCCGGGCCTTGGCAAGGTCGAGCACTTCCCGCATGTCGCACCTGCCGGTCAAAGGCGCCTTGGCCTCTTTGCCCTCGCGCCGCGCCACATTCGCCAGCGCGCGGCCGATCAGTTCCTCCATCGTCGCGCGCTGGACCGGGTCGACCTGCGGGGAGGGCTTGACGACGGGGCGCGGCGCAGGTGGCACATCGCGCGGCGGCAGGGTGTTGCTGTCGGCGCGGGTGGGCACCTCGGCCTTCGGGGTGATGTCATCCCACGGCGCGGCCGGCAGGCTGATCCGGTGGGGCTTGATGTTCATCCCAGATATGGTCATGCGTTCGACAATGACTGTGCGCATCACCAATACCCCCGCGCGACGGCGGCCTTGCTCTCACCGCTCTCGGCCAGATCGGCGGCCCTGATCCTGTCGGTTGTCGTGACGACATAGGCGGATGTGCAGCCGGCGTCCTTGGCGATGCGGCTCACCCTGATCCCCGCGGACCGCAAGCGCACCAGAGTCAAGATCGCATCGTCGGACATCTTGCGGGGCTCATTCGGCTTTGGCTTTTTGGTCATTGCTTCCCCTGCTTTGTCAGTTCGGCGCGGCGCCACGCGACGGCCTCGGATTCCAGCGACCCGATCTGCGGCGCCATGCCGGCGTCGATCAGGGCCTTGCGCGCCATGACGGCGCCATCGACCTCGGCCACACTGCGGGCCGCCTTGAGGGCGCGCATGAGGGCGTCTGGAAAGGTCTGCGGGGCGATGGGCATCACATGCCCACCGATTGCAAATCGTGCAGCGTGATCGTCGCAGCGCCGCCCTCGGGGATCGCGGTCTCGCAGCTGGGGGCGCAGACGACGCCAGCCGGCACGCGCAGCGCGATGCTGTCGGCCTCGCCCGACGCATCCCACGTGAAGGCGACGATCACCGTCAGCCCGTCCAGCGTCAGAGGATACTCGCCGTTGTGCCACGACCCGTTGCGGGGCGCGTTGAGATACACGACCTCGGCCAGCGCGGTTGCGTGCGGGCGGATCGTCACGGTTGTGCCTGACAGATCGAGGGTGTCGGCGGAAACGGCCCCGGCCAGAAAAAGGCCGGGCAGGCTGGCAACCCGCCCGGCAGTCGCTGACAGGGAGGAGCGGGGGCTTTCGCGGCAGCAGCCGCCCCCTTGGCCGTCCAGGGCGAGAGGATCGCCCTGCCGCGAAATGGGAAAAAGCCCGCCCGGGCCAAGGAGGAAACCCGGGCGGGAGTGCGCCGCGCAAGGGCGATCTCGGAGGACGTGCCCCGGCAGTCGCGCGGCGGTTGGCGAACCTGTCCTTTCGGACATGCAGGCATTCCATACCTTGCGGGCCAGCTTGCCTGCCCACAGGTAGGATGCAGGCAAGAGAACGTCGGGCATCATGCAGCGCCCGCACTCTTCGCAAGGCGGTTTGCCGCCATGAAGTCTCGAACGCGGCGCTCCGTTTCGGTCAGGATTGGCCGCCCATCCCGCAGGCGCCCGACCAGTTCGGAATTGCCCGTCGCGCGCTTGCCGAAGTAGCTCGCGCCCATGCCGGTTGCGGCAAGGAAGGCCTCAATATCTCGGAGGAGGATTTGTTCTGTGGTCATGATGCAGTCGATTATATCCGCTAAAGCGGACAGGTCAACCGTCCTTTATAACGGACGTGCAAGCGCGTCCGCTATGGCGGATAGTCGTCGGATGGATGAGAACTGGAAAACTCGCCTTTTGGCGGCGATCACGGACAGCGGCAAAAGCCTGCGCGACATCAGCCTGTCGTCAGGCCGAGGGCATGGGTATGTCAGTGCAATGTTGAACGAAGGCAAGGTGCCCAGCATAAGGAACCTGCGCCGGGTCTGCGACCAGATCCCTTGCGACCTGGAATGGGTGCTGACCGGCCGGGACGACTCAGCCGCCGCGCCGCTTGACCCGGACGGCCACGCACTTGTGCCGGTCTATAACGTCTCGGCCAGTGCGGGGAACGGTTTCAGCGTGACCGAGCCCGAGGAGATCATCGACCGGCTTGCGTTCCCGCCCGGCTACCTGCGCAGCATCACGTCGGCCAATCCGGCCAACTTGGCTGTGATCTCGGTCAAGGGCCGTAGCATGGAGCCGACCCTGCGCGACGATGATGTGGTGATGATCGACATCACGAAGCGCGACCTGTCTTTCGAAGGCATATTCGTGATCCGCGACGGCGGGGATTCCATGCTGGTCAAGCGGATCAGCCGGGCATCACGCCGCGGATTCGTGATGCTTGTCAGCGACAATCCGGCGCACCCGCCAGTGGAGCGCGCGCTGGATGATCTGACAGTGATCGGTAAGGTTGTCTGGGCTGGGGTGAAGATGTGACCGCCTAGCCCGGCTGCGTTGCGAACTCGATCCCGCATCCCTTCTGCGCGCTGATCTGTTCGAGGGCGACCATCTGCCCGCGCAGCTGCGCGACCTCAGCCGCAGTTGCGCCATCCCCGCCCGTGAACAACAGCATCGGCCACAGCACCAGAAGCCCTATAGCCATGCCAATCTGATCGGCCTCTGCTGCCGCCGTCTGGTTCTGCGCGGCGACATTCGACAGCGTGACGACGTTGCGGACCTCGTGCTGTATCTGGTCGCAGGACAGGTGCTGATAGATCGCGGGCGACACATAGGCCGGGGCGATCTGATCGGCAGGCGTTGCGCACCCCGCCAGAAGCCCCGCAGAAATCGCCGCCAGCACCGCTCTAGGCATCGTCACCCCCCTGAACCCTCGCGCCCCATAGTCCACCGGCCTGCGCGATTCGGCAAGCGCCGCGGCACGTCTTCGAAAGTGTGTCCTCTTTAGCGGATAAATGGGCTTGACTGTCCGCTTTAGCGGATATAACCTCCCCTCCATACCCACCGGCATGGAGGCTGTCACAATGGACCAGCAAGAGAACGCGGAACGGCCCGAGGCTATCCCCCCGCTCTTTTCCGCAGTTCAGATGCAATGGCTTCAAGCAGCCCTGCAAGATGTGCATCGGCAAGCCGTTCAAGACGCGACAGCGGAAGTTGACCGGCGTCTGCGACTGGCCAAACGGCGGTGACCTTTAGCCCGCCGCCGTCGAACGCCGGAAGGCTGGCGTCGTTGATGTTCGCTTCAACGGTCGCCTCGAACAGGTCGCCGTCGGCCTGCGCCCGTCCGATCACGGCCGGGAAAATGACCAAGTCCATCTGCGTCTCCTCGCTGTTTGGGTCAGACCCCCATGCCAGCACGGTGCCGCCCCGATTCGCCAATCGTTTTCAACTGACGGAGCCGCCCCGCATGACCCTCCCCCCCGTCCTGTTCATCGGCCTTGAGCACTTCCGGTGCGGCCTCGGGCATGCCTACCCCGGCGACCCGCTGACCGACATCGACAGCGCGGCCGACTTTATGTCGGAGAGCGACAACCCCGCGGCGGTGATCGTCTGGCGCGTCCAGACCGATGGTGCACGGCCGGTGTCGGTCGAGGACGTGACCGGCGCCTGCGCGGCAATTGTCGACGCGCGGCGCAAGGCGAGGAGCGCGGCATGATCCCGGATCGTGTGTGGGTCGCACGCACCAACTGCCACGAGGCGGCCAGGCAGATCGACACGGCATCGACGCTGTCGATCTGGGGCCACAAGCCTGACGCGGACAACTGCCTTGCCAAGGCCGCTGTCCTGACCGCCGAGGCGGCCCGCGTAATGGGTGCCGCCGTGGTCGACCTGAACGACATCGGCGCCTTGCGCGCCTTCATCCAGCAGCACGCCCCGACGTGCGGCCTTGTCGCCTTTGAAAAGGAGCCTGCCGAATGACCGTCGTCCGATTTCCCCGTCCCGCGCGCACCGAATGGACGCCGTGGGGCACCCTTCCCGCCGCCGATGCCACTCACGACAATCCGGCGGCCAGCCCCGAGGCGTCAGCGGCGAGCCCCTCGCCTCGGGGCATCGTTGCCGTCCTGCGCGCGATTGAGGGCAACACCGAGGACACCCTGCGCGACGAATGGCGGGCGCACTTGGCGCGGCAATTTGTCCCCGAGGAGCCCGTCGACCTGACCCCGCCGCCGATGCGCGCCGCTGACCATGTCCGGGAATACCTGCACAGCTTCAAGCGCGCGCCGTCTGACCCGATCGACAAGGTGCTGTTTTACTTTGTCATGGCCGTTGCCGCTGTCGCCTCGGTGCAGGTGATCGTGACGATGGCGCGGCTCTGGGCGGTGCTGCCATGACCTATGCCGCTGGAATCCACAGCATCCCCGCGGAAGTCTATCACGCGGACGCTCTGCGGACCGAGGTCACCTTGTCGTCCAGTTTGGCGCGGGTGGTTCTCAACCAGTCCCCCCTGCACGCATGGACGGCGCACCCGCGGCTGAACCCCGAGTATGAGCCCAAGACGAGCGATGCGTTCGACATCGGACGCGCCGCGCATCGCGCAATTCTTGGGGCCGGGGGCGAGTTTGTGGCGATCCCTGATGCGCTGCTTTCTGACGATGGCGGCGTGCGGACAAAGGAGGCGCGGGCTTGGGTAAACGAGGCGCGCGCCTCTGGTCTGACCCCGCTCAAGTCGGAGAAGGTCGAGGCGATCCAAGCCATGGCAGACACGGCACACGATGCGCTGCGTGACTACCGGATCAAACTGGACCCTGACCGGTCGGAACTGTCGGCGCTGGCGATGGTCAACGGCGTCTGGTGCCGGGCGATGGTTGACAACGCCCCCGAAAGCCCGCGCTTGCCGCTCTTCGATTTCAAGACATGCGAGAGTGCGGACCCGGACGCGGTTCGCCGGTCGATCATGGCCTATGGCTATGACATGCAGGCGCGGTTCTACGTCGACGCATGGCAGGAAGCCACGGGCCAGCTGCGCGAGTTCTGGTTCATCTTTCAGGAGAAGTCGGCCCCGTTTGAGGTCGCGGTTGTCAGCCTGTCGGATTTGGACATGGATCTTGCCGGGCTGCGCTGCACGAGGGCGCGGGAGACATGGGGCGAATGCCTGCGCACCGGCGAATACCCCGGCTACCCCCGGCAAGTCCTGACGCTCGACCTGCCCGAGTTCTACCACCAGCGCCATGAGGCGCGCGCGGCGGCAGAGACGGCAGCCAAGCCATCGAGAGAGGCGCTTGACGCTGCGCGCGCATGGCAGGCCCCGCAATGACAGATCAGGAGAAGCAAGTGACAAGCACGGCTGTTGCCACGAAATCCGCAGATCCCAAGCCGACGATCCGCGCGGGCGGGGCGGTTTCCGGCCTTGTGCCGCAGAGCGTCGAAGAAGCCTTCCGCCTGTCTGAGGCTTTGGCACGGGCCGGCGACATGATCCCGAAGCAGTTTCAGGGCCAACCCATGCAGATCATGGCGGCCATCGCAAAGGGCGCCGAGGTTGGCCTTGCCCCGATGCAGGCGCTGGCGTCGATTGCGGTAATCAACGGCCGCCCGACGATCTGGGGCGATGCGATTCCTGCGTTGGTGCAGCGCGCGGGGCACCACATCGATGTGGACTATGTGGGGGATGGTGACAGCCTCTGCGCCGTGGCGACCTTGACGCGGGGCGATACAGGCAAGGTCTATGTGCGCCGGTTCAGCGTGGCCGATGCCAAGCGCGCCGGGCTATGGGGTAAGGCCGGCCCGTGGTCGAACTATGGCCAGAGGATGCTTGGACACAGGGCCAGAACATGGGCCGCGCGCGATGGCGCTGCCGACGCTCTCATGGGCTTGCAGGTCAATGAAGAGGTTCAAGACTATGGCCCCGATGCTGCGCGCGACATCACGCCGGGCGACCGCCATCGGCGCGGCGGCATGGCATACCGGGCTCTGCCCGAGGTTGACGACATCATCGAGCCTGACACCACCCCCAGCGAGTCCGACCGCGCCGCCGCGATGGCCGAGGCGCAGCAGGCCGCCGATCTGGCAGCGCGGGAAGGCGCCGCAGAATGACCGCCGCCCGCTTTCGCGCGCTGGTCGCCGAAACCCTCGGCGTCACCGTCGAGGACGTGACCGACACCGCCCGCTTCATCGACGACTTGGGCGCCGACAGCCTCGACACCGTCGAAATCTCGATGCTGGCCGAAGAGATGTTCGGCTTGGATCTGCCGCACGACGCCTGGGACGATGCCCAGACCGTCGGCGCCGCGCTGGCCCTGATCAACGCCGCCATGGCCAATAATGGCCAGCGGGACCCTGCCCATGCTTGACCTGGCGCAACCGCCAATCACAACGAAAGGGCGCACAATGCGCAACATGAACGGCCAGCATTTTATCGACTTTCTGCGCACCTTCCGGCGCGGGGAAGTGTCAGACGCGGCGGACGATGACATTGCCGAATTGCTCGAGGCGATCAAGCTGACGGGCGGCGGGGGCACCTTCACCTTGAAGCTGAAGATCAAGCCAAACAAGAAAACCGGCGCGCTCGAAATCGATCCGTCGATTGCGATCTCGAAACCAAAACCGACGCTGCAGACCGGAATCTATTTCATCGGCGACGACTATCGCCCGTCGCGCCAAAATCCCGACCAGATGGATATTGACGACATTCCGGGCGTATCCCCGACCGGCCGCTCCTGACCCCCTCCACTTTCATCAAAAGGACAATCGAAATGACCGCAGAACACGAAACAGGCTGGCCCGGGCAGGCCCTGAACGCCGCCATCGAGGCCGGCTTGAACACGAGGCCGGGGCACGAAGGCCCCGACGGCGCGCAGTATCTGGCCCTTCCGGGCAGCTTCAAGCTGCACCCGCTGCCGGATGCGGCGCGCCTTGCGCCATGGCCCAAGCAGCGGGTGACGGTTGACGACCGCGCCTCACTGGCGGCCTACGCCAACCGGTTCAAGGACAGCCGGTCGATCCTCATCGCCGACTACGACGCCGGCACCATCAGCGCGCGGCTCGACTGGCACGGCGCCAGCGAAACTGCCGCCGCCGGCGCGTCCACCGGGCCCGACGACCACAGCGTGACGCTGCGGTTGCGGTTTTCCGAGGAGTTCGATCGCTGGAATGCCATGTCCCTTGGCGTGTCGAAGAAGCTATATCCGCAGGACGAGTTCGCGCGATTTCTGGAAGAGAACAGCGTCGACGTGGGCTATCCCGAAGCGGCGTCGCTGGTCGAGATTGCGCGCGACTTCGAGGCGGTCTCGGGGCAGACCTACAAGACATCGACCCGGCTCGACAACGGCGACCGCAAGCTGGTCTATGAAAACGAAAGCCGGATCACGTCCAATGTGATCGTGCCGGAACGCTTCACCGTCCACATCCCGATCTACAATGGTGAAGAGCCCAGCGATCTGGTCGCGCTGTTTCGCTGGCGCGCGAATGGCCAGGGCGGGGTGATGATGGGGTTTGACTGGCACCGCGTCGAATACCTGCGACGCGGCCACTTTACCCAGATGGCCATCCTTGCCGCGGATGAGACCGGCCTGCCTGTGTTCATGGGCCGCCCGGCCTGAACCCGATCGAAAATCACTGGCTCGCGCAATGCCGCAAACAGCTGGAACAGAAGGAGGACTATGAATGAGCGCCAGCCCGCTTTCTGCGCGCCTGTTGAAGGACGCCGCACTTGTCGCACGGGCGACGGGCGCGGCGATCCTGATCGAGCATCGCGGGATGCGGGTCACCATCACGCCCGACAGCGTGGTAGCGTTGCCAGACCAGACAAGGGGGGGCAACACATGCGACGAAATCGCCAGCCGGTTAGTGGGGTCAGATTGAAGGGGCTCTCGCAATCTGGCCACTGGCCCAGCGGCAACCCGCGCTTCTACCTGCGGGTCGACGGCAAGCGGCACCCGATGCCCGACCTGCCGAAGGGGCACAAGGGCTTTCTGGCCGCCTATGTCGCGGCCACCTCGGGCGCCCCGATCCCGCCGCAGCGACCGGCAGGCGGCACCATCGGCGCGGTGATCGCGGCCTATCTCGGGTCGGCGGGATACCAGAACAAGGCGCCGTCGACGCGCGCCTATCTGCGGCGCGGGCTTGATGCCATCCGCAAGACATGGGGTGATGCTCGAGCGTCCGACTTGGCGGCCAAGCACATCCTTGCCGATCTGGCCAAGCTGCAACCCCACCCGGCAAACAACCGGCTGCGGGCGTGGAAAGCGATCTGCCGGTGGGCATTTCAGGAGGGCGCGATGATGGCGACCGACCCCGCCGCGCAGATCAGGAAGCGGGCCTACCCCAAGAGCGACGGGTTTGCCGCATGGACGCGCGACGACGTGGCAAAGTTCCGCGCCTTCTGGCCGCACGACACGCAGCAGCGGCTTGCGTTCGAGTTGCTGCACCGCACCGGCGCAGCAATGGTCGACGCCTGCCAGATCGGCCCCGGCCACGTCAAAGCCGGATGGCTGCGCTACAGCCGGCAGAAGTCGCACAGCATGGCAGTCTGCCCGATGGACGCCAGCGCGCCGGCATGGTTCGAGCACGACGATCACCTCGCCGCGTGCCTGTCGTGCCACCCGCGACATCTGGTCTACCTGACGACGGCAGACGGGGCGCCGCGGTCGCACAAGGCCGCCAGTTCATGGTTCGCCGGCGCCTGTCGCAAGGCCGGGCTGACCGGTCTGTCAGCGCACGGGCTGCGGAAGCACCGGGCGGCAGTTTGGGCCGAGAACGGCGCGACGGCCGAGCAGCGGATGGCGATTCTGGGCCACGAGACGGCAAGCCAAGCCGCGCACTATGCCAAGTCTGCCAGCTTGCAGCGCACGATTGAGGGCGCGCAGATTTCCAATTCACCCCCTGTTGGGTTGGAAAAGTGATGCATAACGCGTTGAACATTAAAGGGAAAATTCAGTGGGTGGCGATCCCGGGAGGAATCCCGGAAGCGTTTCGCCATAACGCCTTAGCCGGAAATCGTCCAACTTATGCGGCCCAATGCGGCCAATGGGTTGCGAAGGCGCTTCCAACTTTTCCAGACGGAGAACCAGACAGATGCGCGTCCTGATCGCCTGCGCCAAGGGGGCCGCATGACATGGCATTCACTCCCTCTGTCGGTATCTCCCTCTGTGCGGGCGGCGGCGGCCTTGACATGGGCCTTGGCCTTGCCGAGCCGGGCTTTGCCAGCGCCGTGTTCTGCGACATCGACGAATACCCCCGCACCGTCCTCGCCGCCGCCCAGGCAGCCGGATATTTTCACCCTGCACCAATCTGGGATGACCTCAAGCGGTTCAGCGGCCGGCCTTGGAACGGAATCGCCGACACGCTCTTGGCTGGCTACCCCTGCCAGCCTTTCAGCCAAGCCGGGCAGCGCAAGGGCAAGGACGATCCCCGCCACCTTTGGCCCCACATCGCGCGTATCATCGCTGAAATCGACAGCCTCGAATGGCTGTTTTTCGAGAACGTCGCAGGGCACGTCACCCTCGGCCTCGGCGACGTTCTGCGGGGCATTCGAGGACTGGGCTTCACGCCTGCGGTTGGCCTCTTCACGGCGGCTGAAACAGGCGCGGCGCATGAAAGGCTCCGGCTTTTCATCGTGGCCCACCGCGCGCACGGCAGTGGGCGGCTACACGCGGGATCACGGCGAGCCGGGAGCGGAACGGTTGACGCTGCAGGGGTTGGCAGAAGTCTGGCCGACCCCGATGGCGGGCACCCCGGCGCAGAATGGGAACAACGCGGCGGGCAACAACGACTTCACCCGCCAGGCCGAGGAATTGGCAGCGGCAATGTGGGGCACTCCGCGGGCATCGGACGCAGAGAAGGGCGGCCCGAACCAGTCATTCGGCGCGGGCGGGACACCGTTGCCAGCGCAGGCGGCGATGTGGGGATCGGGCCAGAAGCCGACAGCGAAAGCGGGGAACGCCTGCCTCGCGACGGACGCGGCGACATGGCCGACACCAGCAGCGCACGAGGCGCGGCTGGGCGTCCAGAACCGCAGCGAAGGGTCGGCGGGGTCGCAACTGTCGCTCTCGACTATTGCCGACCGCTTCACGCCCCCGGACCTGCCGACATGGCAGCCTGGCACGACACCATCGTCGATCGCGGCAGGCTCGACCTCCTTCCGGCTGCTTCGCTGGATGATGCGCGCCTATGGGCCGACTATCACGCGCAGGCTTTGGGCAGCGCGGCACAAGCGGCGGCTGAACCCGCTGTTCGTCGAATGGCTGATGGGCTGGCCGCCCGGTCACGCGCTCTGCGACTGCTCGGCAACGGAGTTCGCCCGCTGGTCGCAGGATATGCGTGGCGCACTCTCGCGGCTGCCCACGGCCTCGGGCCCTTGGATTTTGGAGGAACGGACGCATGAGCCGGTCGAACAATTTGCGCTGTTCTAGGGCCGACCAGTGGGGCGGCTACGCGATGCAGGTGGCGGCATGACGCGGGCCGAGAACGACTGGTTCACTGCTCTGGTCTGGGCGGCGTTGCTTGGCCCGACCGTCGCCGCGCCATGGGCGATAGGCTGGCTCTGGATCATGGGGGTATTGTGATGGCTGAAAACAGCAACATCGAGTGGACCGACGCGACCTGGAACCCGATCACGGGTTGCACGATGGTCAGCGCAGGTTGCACCAACTGCTACGCGATGGGGCTGGCCGCGACCCGGCTGCGCAACCACCTGTCGCGGGCCGGCCTGACGCGCGAGAGCGGCGGGCGCCCGGTCTGGACCGGAGATGTCCGGCTCAACGAGCAATGGCTCGACCAGCCGCTGCGCTGGGGCCGCCCGCGGCTGATCTTTGTCTGCGCCCACGGCGACCTGTTCCATGAAAGAGTGCCCGACGAATGGATCGACCGGGTGTTTGCGGTCATGGCGCTGGCGCCGCAGCACACTTTTCAGGTGCTGACCAAGCGGCCCGAGCGGGCGCGCGCGTATCTTGGGCACGGCGGAACTTGCATCCCGGTCGGCATCCGTCAGGCGGCGGAAAAGATGGGCCAAGGCGACCCCGGCCCACTGCCGATCGCCCTCCCGAACGTCTGGCTCGGCACGTCGATCGAGGATCAGGCCACCGCCAACGCGCGCATCCCGCACCTGCTGGCCACCCCGGCGGCGGTGCGGTTCCTGTCCTGCGAGCCGCTTTTGGGGCCGGTGGACCTTGGTGCGTCAAAAGGCATTCCGGTCTATTGGGAAGGTGCCGAGGCTGACGGACCATTGCAGTTGACGACATGGGGCAAGCCGATAGGCTCGGTCGCCCGTCGCGGCTGGGTAAAGCACTCTGGCAACATGCAGCCTTGGCTCGATTGGGTCATCTGCGGCGGCGAGAGCGGCCCCGGCGCGCGCCCGATGCACCCCGATTGGGCGCGGTCCCTGCGCGACCAGTGCGTCGCGGCGGGGGTGCCGTTCTTCTTCAAGCAGTGGGGGGAGTGGCAGCCATGCTGCCAGATGGCAGACACGGACGGGGACGATCTTTATCACCCCGCACCAGCCGATCACCCCGATGCGTCGCGTCGGTGCCGCGTAGCGTCCGCCTGTTTGCACATCGACGGACAAGCGATTCCCATCGGCGAGGCGAACGGGTTTCACACGATGCCAGCGGGCGCCTTTGCGGGGCCGGAGCCGATGACCATGTTCCGCGTCGGCAAAAAGGCCGCCGGTCGCGACCTCGACGGCAGGACGTGGGACCAGATGCCGGGGGGCGCCGATGCCTGACCTGCCGCCGCTCGCCCTGTCGATCCGCCAGCCGTGGGCTTGGGCGGTCATCGCAGCGGGCAAGGACATCGAGAACCGCGACTGGCCAACCCGCTTTCGCGGGCCGGTCGCGATCCATGCCAGTGCCGGGATGACGCGAGCCGAATGGTCCGAGGCTGCCTATTTCATCTCGCGCCTGACCGGCGCCAGCACGCCCGCCGCGCCCAGCCTGCATCGCGGCGGCATCATCGGCGTGGCCGAGGTCGTCGGCTGTGTCGAGGCGAGCGACAGCCCGTGGTTCTTCGGCCGCTATGGCTTTGTCCTGCGCAACTCACGCGCGGTGCCGTTCATTCCGGTCAAGGGCGCCCTGGGGTTCTTCAAGTGGCAAGGGGGCGCCGATGCCTGACCTCGACGACCTTTACCCGGACGAATACGGCGACGATTTCCCGTGCCCCAAGTGCGATGGCTGGGGGCATATCGACTGCCACTGCGGCGGCGATCTATGCGTCTGCATGAACTATGGCGAGCGGACGTGCCCGGTCTGCGGGGGCGACGGCAACGTGAGCGAGGCGCGGTATGAGCAATACCAAGCGGCGCAAAGGGAGTGGTGGGCGGCCTATCAGGCGGCGGTGAACACCCGCCAGCGCAGGTTCGACAAGCACGCCCCATGGAAGCTGCGCGGCCAGAAGCCCGAGACCACGCAGAAGCGCGCCAAGGTCAAGGCCGCCAGAAAACAGAGGCAGCGCAATGCCTGACACCCTTCGCTTCATACCCTCAGCCTACCCAGGCGGCCGGATGCTGCTGCGCTGCGGCACGGTCGATGTCGGCGCGGTGTTCCCGCCAGTCGGGGATCCACCGGGCCAATGGGCGTGGCGCCTCTGGGTGACACGCGACACGTTCGCCCGCGATGGGCAGGCGCGCACAGAGCAGGCTGCCAAGAACGCTTGCCTTGCAGGATTCAGGGGCTTTCTGACGGCGGCAGGATTGGGGGTGACAGATGCCTAGGCCACATCAAGGGCGCGCTGACAGATGCAGATGTGGTGGGGCTGACATGACCGCTGACCCGATCAAAATCCGCTGCGACGATTGCAGCCCCGAGGAAGCCTACATGCGGGTGCAGGACGCTCTCTGCCGGCGGGCGCGTGAACGAACCCGGCCAATCACCCCATCCGCCACCTATGACCCATCGGCGGCGATCACGGCATACCTAGGACCGCCGCCGATCACAAAAGCCCGCGCCGGCCTTTACGCTTTCGGCGCGCTTGCCCACGGCCAGATCAGGGCAGGCGGGTTGCGGGTGGATTGGTGCGACGGCAAGGGGCCACGGGCGCAGTGGTTTGCAGAGCGGGACGTGGTAGCAGACTTCGACCCTGACGTTCCGCCTGGTGAGGTCTGGCTAACCTAACACCCCCGCGCGCCAGAAAGCAAAAGGCCCGCAACCTGAGGGTCACGGGCCTTTCAAATTCGCGTTGCGAATCAAGGTTGCGCTGGCAGCTTAGCCGACAATGCGCCCCGGCGTCAACACCCCCGCGCGCCCAACTGGACCGCCTGCGCGCCGGTCATGCGGTATTCGCCCCATCGGCCGGTTGCCATGAACCACGCGGCGATGGCCGAGGGATAGTAGGACGCCATAAAGGCTGACCACTCATCGAACCGCGCCACCGTTCGCGGCCCGTGAAACACCAGCACAGCGCCGGGGTAGACGCAGCCGTTCCGCAGGTGCATCGTGCAGGCGCTTGCGCAAAGCCCGGCAATCTCGACCGGGCCTGATGTGGCAATTTGCACTGCCCGTTCGCGGACAAGTCCGCCCTGATCGAGCCAGATCGTTTCCGCCCGTGGCCCGGCGAGCAGCCACGCCAGAAAGAGCCACGGGGCGAGGATCACGGCGACGAAGGCCAGCCCGTAGGGGTCAGGGCGCCTCATCATCCGCCATCCGCAGGCCGTGGGCCTGCAACACCGTCTGCCAGTGGTCGAAGCCTGACAGCGTATCGGACGTGTCCAGCACCAGCGCCTTTACGACGGGCGCCGCCTCATCGGACGGGGCCGCGAACCGCGCCAGATCGGCGGGGGACGCCTCGGCCCGGCACCCCCACCAGACCCAGCCCTTGGCGTCAACAAGGCGCCGGGCAAGGTTGTCAGGCCCCCAGCCGGTGGCCTCGGCCAGCTTGTTCGCGGCTTCGCGCAGCGCGTCGGGGGCGAGAATGACAAGGCTGGTCATAGTGTGGCCCCCGATTTCTGCGCGAGGGTCGCCTCGACCTGCGCAATGGTGGCGGCCGACAGGTTCGGGCCAAAGCGAACACCCCCGCCGTAGAACAACCCGTTGAGGCAATATGCCGAACTGTCTCGGATGCCAAGGTAGGCTTGATAAGCCAGATAGTTGCCCGTGCCCTGATCTGTCGCGGCGATTGCAACCTGCACCCCGTTGACCTGCAAGATGGTGCTGTCGCCTGCAATGTCGCCAAGCCCGGTGAGGATAGCCGTATGCGGGGCGGCAACCGCCGCATTGGTATAGCTGGCGTTAACTTTCGCCGCGCTGCCCCGGCTTCCGAACGTGTAGTTTGCCGCCGCCGTTGCGGGCGCGTAGAGACCAGCAGAACCAGCATTCGCCGCCACGCTTGGGCCGTGTTCGAATACCACCCCCGCCGCCGCGTCCGACAGTTTCCGCACCCCCGCGAACATCTGAACCTTATTGGTGCCGGGTGTGATGATCGGGGAAACCATGAAGTCGTCCACGCCGTCGAAGGCCAGCCAATGCAGCGTGCCGTCTGTCTGATAGGTCGGGCGCGATGCGGCAGTGGGTTGGGTGAAGTGGTTGCCGGGGAGAAGGCGCACGGACACGTTGTCGAAAGTACATGCCCCAGCGTCGTTTACCTGTAACACAATGTAACTGGTTGTAGCCGTGGCAGTGAAGAACCCCGAGCCAGTCCCTACCGTCGAAATGAACGTGACAACATTGCTGGATGCCACAATATCGTCGGCTTTTCTGATCGCGTTAAATGTGGCCCCTGACGTAACTATTGTGCCAGAAAGTTTGTAGCTTTGGCCCACTACAGTAGCAAACGCTTGCGTGAGATACCGAGTTGACGCCCCGGATATTGTCACTTGGCCAGACGACACCGACGCACTGCCGCTCGAAAGCGTCCACCCGGTCGTGTTGGCATCGAACGTGCCATTGGTGACCAGTTCCGGCCCAAGCACCAGCCCTTGCGACACGTCCAGCATCAGCCCAACAGGTTGCCCCGCCGCCGTGACGGGGGTTGTTCCTGCGCTGTCCTGAAACAGTGTGCTCAGGTCGGACGGGTCATACCACGCGCCCGGCTCGCCGTTGGCGAAGAGCAGGGCGGGGATGGAGACGCTGCCCCCTCGCCGCGCACCGATCCCGATCCCGATCCCGATCATCAGAGATACCAGGCAACAAAGGTGCCGCTGACGACGGTAAAGACAGACATGCGCAGATCGACCACCTGCCCGGCCGCCATCGGATAGGTGATTGCGGTGCCGACGCTGTCAGTGACGGTCAGGCTCCCGGCCGTCAGGCAGCAGATCGCGTCGGGAACATCCGTCAGCGTGCCCGTGGTGATGGCGACGTGACGGCTCGCAGACGCGGGGCGGGGCTTGGCGTGGGTTTGGAATTGGTCGGCCATGATGGGGCTCCTGTTGACGGTTAGCTGCGGCGCAGGCCGAGGCGGAAGTTCGGGGCAGTGCGCTGCTGCCACGCGATGGCGGCAGAGATGGCGCCGACAACCTGCATGATCCGATCGACGGTGGCAGGGTCAGACACCCACGGCCAATTAATGCCGGCCATCGCGGCGATGGGGGCAATCACTGCCATCAGGGCAGCCCAAAAGGACCGCGCCTGCCAAAACGGCAGCACGGGAAGGTCACGAGATGTCATGGTCAAGCCTCGTTTGTTGACAGCGCGCCGGTCGCGCTGGGGAGATGGATCGGTCGCGTCGGGAAGGTCATCGGCCAGCGCGCGCCAAGCAGCCGGTCGCGGGCGATGCGCGCCACACTGACGCGGTCGGACTGGTTGCCGCCCAAGACGGCAAAGGACGTGCTGTCAGCCCCTGCGCAGAAGCCGACATGCCCGCCGCCGTCGCGGCTGAACACCAGCACCGCGCCATATGTCGGTGCGGTCTCGCGCCCGAACAGCAACCAGTTGCGCGCCCAGTATCGGTTATCGCCAAGATCGCCGGGGAACTCTTCGTTCGCCAGCGTCAAGGCGATGCACGTCTCGACAAAATCGCCGCACCACGGGCGTTCGGCCGGGTCGCCCAGTGTGGCACCGTCCGACTTCAAGAACGCCTTCAGCGCGGCATTGTCAGCCCGCTCGTGCATCCCCATCACCTTCTTGGCGCGGACCATCCACGGCAGATCGTCGGAGGTTTTCGGCTGCCCGCGTGCTGCGATGACCGCCTGCATTGCGGCCAGCGTGCGTGGCCCCCAAAGCCCGTCCAGCGGCCCCGGATCGTAACCGAGTTCCCGCGTCCCCATTTGAATTTGATGGATGCCCTTGCTCATTCCGTCACCTCAGCAGTGCCAACTGCGGGCGCGGGCGCGGCGATCTGCGCCACGTCAAGCACCACCACACGAAAGGCGGCGGCCAAGACCAGCGCCGCCAGAACCAGCTTCGTCGTCATTGCCCGCCCCCACTCGACAGAATGCGTTTGATCGGCTCCCAGATCAGCAATCCGGCCGCCGCGAGAAACGCCCATATGATCCGCGATTGTGTCTCTTTCTGCTCATCGCGCCAGTCCTCAAGCGACTTTATCCGCAATTCCAGAACCTCGGGATCGTGCTCACCATCTTTTCCCATCACTCACCCGCCGATTTGCCGATTGCGCGCAGGATCGCGCGCCACACCCTGCGCAGCAAACTGCCGCGCCACCACTTCGCCCCCAGCCAAATGACCGACAGAGCCAAGGCGCCGTCGATCAGCAGGGCGATTGCGACCGCCCAATCCTCCAAGGACATTTGTGGCCACCAGAATTTGCACATACCCGATGGCCTCGACTATACCCCCGGTTGTGCCATTACCCCACCCGAAATGCGACGCCGCGACGTAAATCGGCAGCATCAGCACATAGAGCGCGGCCACGATGTTGCCCTCGCGCGATTGCCCGATCAGGACAGTGACGCAGATCAGGTCCAGAATGCCGACCAGCAGCAGATCGGCGCCCAATGCGCTGGACCCGAGGAAGTTTACGGCCATGACCGCGACCACCCATCGCTCAGGCCGACCCAGCACAAAGGCCACCATGAAGGCGACAGCGTAGATGGTCTGCCAGTCGGACATCAGCGACCACCGGGACCAAAGATGACGACATCGGATGCCCAGCCGGGGAAGTGTGTCAAAAGGCGCTCGGTCGCGCGCCCGTGCCAGACGTTCAATTCGGCGCGGGTCAGAAAGGCGGCATTGGTCGCTGCTGCATCCTCGCGGTCTTTCTGGATGGCGATCAACGCCTTCAGGTCAGCGTCCATCTGCGCCTTGTTGCGCTGGATGCGGTCGATCAATTCGCGTTCGGTCATGCCCGTGCCCTTTCAGGTCAGAGTGTGCCCATGAAACCAATGCCGTCGAGGAACATCCCCGCCGCGTCTCCCGTCGTCCGAAGGCTAACCACGCCCGCCGCCGTGATCCGCAGTTGCCCGACGTAGGAGCTGCTTTGCGTGGCACAGTTAACGATGATTTCGAACGGCGGCCGGAAGCCGGCCGGCAGCGTCGTGAGCGTTTCTCGTCGGTTGGCAGGTTGAGCCGCCGCAGGGCTGCGGCTACATGGGCAGGGATGGCGGGTTCGGGGGTCAACGAAACGCCTCCCACGCGCCGCCCGCACTGGCGGTGGCGCGCGTAACCGTTGCCGATGGCGATCCGCCCGCCGCTGTCTCGACAAGCATCTGCATACCGCTGCCGCTGACCATCCGTGTCACTGTCAGGATGCCGTCAAAGGGCCAGCCGCCGCCCGAGGCCGTAACCTCATAGGTCGAGATGCCGAACGGGAAGGTCGACACTTCATTCGCCAGCGCCGGTTGCCGTTCATAGGGCGGCACATTCTGCAACTGATTGAACTTCATGGCCGCTTCGGGGAACATCTCCCGAAACACCCCACCCCAGATCGTGTGTGACATGTTCGGCAGGGGGTGGACGCGGGCGGTGTCCATCCACAAACCCGCGCTCCCGTAGGCATCGCGGAGATAGGCGTAGGTGTCGAAGTAGGCCACTTGGAACCGCCGCGCCGCATCAACGTAGACGCCCCGCAGCCGCTCGAAGAACTTCTCGTTATAGCCCGCCAGACTGTCCTGCGCCTGTGCGGTGTTCGGACCCATGACGATGATTGACAAGTTGCCGACCGTGCCTGCGCTCGCAGCCAGCGTCCGGATCGCGTTGAGTTGCGTCCGCATATCGTCGCGCAGGGTGTCCAAGGCGGCCTCAAGATCAACGTTAGCCGTGGCGCCGTCATTGATCCCGAACTTGCAGATGACCAAATGGTCAACCTCCGCTCCCGAGTGCACCAACGGGGCGAGGCTCTGCGTGCCCCAGGAATGCCCGCCTGTCGCGTTACTTTCCAACTGCTTCACCGGCAGGCCAGACGCGCGCATGATGTTGCGGATCAGGGTCGGGATGAACAGGCCACCGTAGACCGTCTGGATCGTGCTGTCGCCAAACAGCCTGACGTTGACATAGTTGCCCGCCAGCCAGCGGTCCTTGGCCGCCCCGAGGTATTCCTGCCCAAGCGAAAGCCAGCGGTCGCCGTAGGTGTTCCATTGGCGCGTTCCGCCCGTGACCGCCGTCAGGATGCGCCCCTGCCCGCGAACCGGCACGCCATTCGGGTTGCCGCCATCGGTCACCAGATAATCGCGCCCGTGCAGCAACTCGACTTCCCGGCCCAAAGCCTTCGCAGCGGCCCAAGACGCATTGTCGCCGTTGATCCCGTTGCCGACCGCGCCGTAGGTCTCAAGGCGGGTGTAGCTGTGCGGGTCGAAGTTGACGATGCGCGCCACGCCCGTTGAGCCGGACGCGCTGACCGGCGCGATCAGGTAGTAAGCCCCGGCACGCAGATCGCCCGGCGCAAGCACCCGGCCTTCGGGGCCGGTGATCGTGTAAGTGACCCCTGCGAAAGCCACGGTCGGCGTCGTGATCGTGTTGAAGGCAGGCCACTTCACCAGAACCGGGTGATCGAGTTGACTCGCCCAGTTGTAGATCGACGACGACACCGCGCCCGTGACCGCATCGCCGGTTCCGGCGACACCCTCCAGCACGACCAGAGACGCCAAGCGGTTGCTGGTCTGAAGCTGTGTCAGAGCGGCCTTGGCGTCCAGCGCGGTCTGCAGCCCGGTCACAGTGCTGATCGCCTGCGCCCCGGTATGCGTCGTCCGGTCGCGCAGGTCAGCGTCGGTCGCGTTGGCCGTCGATCCGTCCGCAACGTTGAGGATCGCCCGCCCTTGCGCGGCGCTGATTGTCTGCGGGGCACCCGTGCCGGCAGAGGCTTGACGGCCCAGCAATAGGCCCTGCGCCACGTCCGCCATCTTGGCCAATGTGACCGCGCCGTCGTCAATCCGCGCCGTCGTCACCCAATCGTTCGCCTCCACCGCGTCAAGCCGCCCGTCAAGCGCGGTATCTGCGGCTGCGCGCACTGTCGCCTCGCTGTCGATCGCGGTATCAACTGCACCAGCCAGCGCTGTCAGGACGCCATTGATCGCGCTCTCGACCATCGTCTCCCCGTAATAGAGGGGATCAGTCCCGGTCGGCGTCAGATTGATGGTCGGCGGCGTGATGGGCATGTCGTATCCTCAACGGTTTCAACCCCGCTGGCGGGGCTGGCAGGGTCAAACGGGATCGGTCAGGTCAGGGCGTGCGGCCGATCAGTCGGCGCAGGCGGGTTTGCGACAGGGTCGGCCAGTAGCCAGACGCGACCGAGGCGCCGGCAACCGTCGCGCTGGTGCCGTCGCCATAAAGCAGGTCAAGGTCGAGCGTGGCCGTGATGCCGCGCATGGACGCGATGTCCGCGGCGCGGGTCACTGTCGCGGACGTTGTCGGGATCAGCGACGATGCCGCTGAACCGGCCTCAAGCTGCGCGCCCCACAGATAGACGGTGCCAGCAACCGCCGCCCCGTTGCGGAATGGATAGCAGCGCAGCGCCGTGCATCCGGCCGGGGTCGTGAACGTGTAGCTGACCCGCACCCAGTCATCGGCGGACAGGGTCTGCGCGGGCGCCACGTCGAACAGAAAGAATGTTCCCGCCGTGTCGTTGCGGAAGGCCATCTTGAAATCGCCAGCCGGCAGTGTGCCCAAGCGCGCCCAGAAACTGAACGTGTAGGCAGTCGACGCCGTGACCGTGAAGGGCTGGTAGATGCCCTGCGCGGCAGTGTTGCCGCTGGTGACCGTGTCGGCCAGCGTCGACCCGTCCGGCGCCTCGACTGTGTCGCCGGTTACGGTTGTGCCGCCGAAGGTCACCCAAGCCGCATTGGTCAGGTCGCCAGAGTGCAGGCAGAGGTTTGTCGCGGCAGGCTCGACCAGTAGCGCGCCGATCCCGTCGCTGTAGTCGACCCGCGCCACATCCACCGCCGCCGTCTGCACCAGTCCGTCGGTGTCGACATAGGTGCCGGTGCTGGCCCGGGTCAGCGAGAGCACCCGCGACCGCGAACGGTCTGCCGTGTCGATCTGATAGTCGGCTGTCCCGAACTGCGCGACGTAGCGCGCCGCCGTGACAATCTCGCCTGTGATCGTGTCGCGCCACCAGTACCCATCGCCCGCGACATACACATCGCCGCCGCGCCAGCCAGTCACATAGCGCGCCCGGCCGAGGTCCGCAGGCTCTGTCAGGTCGGCCAGCGCCACAGACGTTGCCGACCGCCCGCCGTCATAGGGCTCGACAATCAGATCCTCCTCATCGACCGCAGGAGTCCATGCGTCCTCAAGCGGGTCGGCAATCGTCAGCGCCGCCGCCATGCGCAGGGCCACCTCGCCGCTGTCGCCCAGCGGGTCAGCCGCCGGGTGCAGGCCCTCGACCTCATAGATGCCGTCGATGCTGCCGAACGGGTCCGGCAGCGCCAGCGTCAGCGTCGCACCGGCGACAAGGTCGATCGCCACCGGCGGCAAGGCCATGCCAGCCAGCTTCCGTTGCCGCCGCATCCGCAGCCCCAGCCGCTTGCGCGCCCGCATCGCCTGCGTCGGATGGGCATAGGGCAGGTCAAGCGTGCCAACCCGCTCAATGCCGCCGTCTGCCGCCAGCGCGCCGGGGATGGGCCACGGCTTCAACTCGGCCGTCTCATAGCCTCGGCCGGGCGCGGTGCAGGTCACCCGCAGCGTGTTGACCATGTCGTCACCGGGCGGCAGGTCGATGATCTCGATCCCGTCGCCCAGAAAGTCGGTCACAGTCAGCGATGGCGCGCGATACTTGCCCCACGCATAGCCCAGCCGCCCGCCGACCCGGATCAGGTCGGCCGCCCCCGACAGCGTGACGGGATCAAGGATGTCCTCAATCTCGCGGCCATCGAAAACGACCGTGCCGTCGCAGGACCACCGTAGCTCCGTCCCGCCGCCTTTCAGCGCGACGGATTCATCGCAGATGTCGGCGCCTTCCTCAAACGACGACAGCAGCAGGTTGCGGTCGCGGTAGGGCCGCATCGGGTTGTTGCGCAGGATGTCCAGCGCGACCAGCGCATGGTTCCGCGAAAACTCCCAAGTGTCGGGGTCGTCAAAGTCGTGGCCGGCCTCGCGGATGTCGCAGACCTTCGACCAGTTGCCGACCACTTCCAGCGTCGGCGGAATCGCCACCCACCGCTCTTGCAGGCTGGCAGCCGCGCCCGCCGTGATCTCGGCCCACAGCACCGTGCAGCCCTGCATCGCGTCCGTCGACAGGAACAACTCGCTATCCCGGCCCGCGCCCTGCGGCCAGCGCGCGACGATGTCATCCGGCGCCGTCGTCTGGTCGCCCCGGCCAATCCAGAACCGGAACTCGCCAGCCGCGAAAGGCGCCGTGTTGCTGACCGCGCCCGGGCCGCTGAAATCAAACGGGTCTCCGGTGTAACTGATCTCGCGCTTGTCGAGCAAGATCACCGGCGCCAGCAGTTCAGACGGCCGGGAGTTGAGAAGCCAGAAGCCCGCCGCCTTGCTGCCCCGGACGGGGAAGTTCGACGGTGACCCAGTCGCTTGGTCCGTGCCGTAGACATAGCGCACCCACGGGAGAGCGGACGGCAGGGCAAGCTGTCGCGCCACGTCCGTTGCCCGCGACCGCTGGCCACCGGCAAGGGCATTCGCGGCGGCCGAAAGCAGCAGGCTTGCCCCGATCCGCAGCGCCGCAGCGCCGAACGCCCCGTAGACCGCCGTCAGCGCAGGGCCGAGGCTGACCCCGCTGGAAATCAGCGCGGCAAGGACATTCAGGCCCATGTCCACACCCCAAGCGGCTCGCCCCGAAACAGCGCCGGGCCGTTCAGCCCGCGCGACACCCACGATCCCCGGCCGAGGCTCACCGCATAGACTGCCCCGCACTCGCTCTCCGGCGCCCGCACAAGCCCCACATCGCCGGGGGCGGCCACATCTACCGCACGCATCCCCGCCGCCGTCAGTGCGGCTCCCGTGGCCGCCACGAGCCCGCCTTGCGCCTCGGCAATGGCCATGGCCTCGGCCTCGCTGTCATAGACTACGATCAGCCCGCCGAAGATGTCGCGCCCGCTGATCGCAGCCACCAGCTGCGCCACGTCGAACAGGCAATCGCGCTGCCCCGCCACGCGCAGCCCGCGCATGATCCGCCGCGCCTCTGCAATGATCTGCTGCCCGTCCATCATGGCTCCGGGAACAAGGGCGGGTTGGTCGCCCGCTTGATCGCGTTCACGAAATGCCGCGCGCCTGTGTCGCCGGGGAAGCGCGCCTGCTGCGCCTCGGGGCTATGCACCAGCGGCAGGCCGTCCCGCGCGCCCGGCCCCGGCATCATCGACACCGTGACGCCGTGCTGTGCCCCCGCGCCACTGCGCGCAAACGACCGGCGCCAGTCGTCGACATAGCCGGCGTCAAGCTGAAACGGCTCTCCGATCAGCACTGTGCCGCCCGCCGTCGTCGTCGCGCCCCACCAGACCGTGACATCGGCATTCCGGTTCGCCGCGCCCGACGATTCCATCGTGCTGCGCAGGTCCATGACGATTTCCAGTGTCGACGCCTGCCGCGCCAGTCCCATGCCCTCGCCCGGCCCCGTGAACCGCGCCAACCGGTCAAGCCCAATCCAGTCGTGGCCGTCCCATGTGATCGTCCCGCGCCCCGAATGCGCGCGGATCGTCTCGGACGGCAGGACCGATTCCATCAGCACGACAGGGTGAAAGTGCCCTTCCAGCACCGCCAGCAGCACCGGATCAATCCCCCGCGTCAGGCCCATGGGTTGACCTCGGCCCAAGTGCCGTAGACGGGATCGTCCTCGAAGGCCTCTTCGAAGTTCCAGGTATAGGCGCCACCGCCCTGCAGGTCTTGCACGGCGCGGGGATAGCCCAGCGGCTTGAAAACCACGCTCTCCGCATCACCGATGCTGATCGGCCCCGCGCCGGTCAGCGCCGTTTCCAGCCGGATCACCGCCTCGCCAGCGGCGTCCGACCGCGTCACCCGCACAGCACGGGCCGACTGTGCATCCTCATCCGGCGCCAGCAGCCGCACCAGCTCGTGCGGGCGCACCACGATCTGCGACGGCGGCAGGCCCGTGACCGTCACCGCCGGCCAGCCGTCGACCGTGCCGGCCGTGCCATAGGCCGAACCGCTCGACCAATAGCCCTCAGTCGACCCGGACAGCCACAGCCCTTCGGTTGAGCCTGACAGCCATCTGCCAATCGCGTTCGGCAGGCGCGACCGGGCGTTGAACCAGATCGCGGACTGGCATTCGACCCGCACCAGATGCACGCCCGACAGATACCGCTTGAGCATCTCCACATAACCGGAGTTCGCCCCGTCTGGCCCCAGCATCGGCACCACCGCTGTCGCCGCCCGCCGGCGCGCACGATAGCCCGACGTGACCGGCTGGCCCTGCAGCAGGGTCCGCGATTCCGACACCGGGTCCAGAACGGTAAGCTCCCACCCGGTCAGCCCGACCGGCGGCCATGCATAGACATTCGTTGCCATCAGCGCCGCCCGAACTTCTTCGTTGCCCGCATGGCTTGATCGACCTGCGACACGGCGCCTTGCTGGATGCCCGGGGCCGCCTGCGCGATCACCCGGCCGGCGGTGTCTTGGACAAAGGCCTCAAGCCCGCCATCATCGCGGATGCCGACCGTCACATGCAGGTCGCCCGTATCGCCGCCCATCTGGTCAGGGCGGCGGATCGTGACCGTCTCGTTCGGGCTAGCCCTGAACGCGACAAGCTGGCTGTCCACGCCGCCGCTGCCTCCAACCTCAAACTCGCCACCTCGCGCAAAGCCCATCAGCCCGCCGATCCCGGCCGCGACTGCAGCACCGCCGCCGCCGCCGCCGAAGATCCCCGACCAGATGCCATCAAACAGGCCGTTGATGGCAATGTCGGCCAGTTTTGACAGCACGCCAGACAGCGCGTCGCGCCAACTTGTCGTGCCCTTGACTAGCCCGGAAAACGCTTGCTGCGCTGTTCCCTTGAGATGGTTCAGCGTTTCCGAAAGCCCCCCAAAAACGTCTGCCGTTTCGCCGGCGACAGCGCCCATCTGGCCCGCAACGCCGGGCGCACCGTCCGCAATGCCGAGGCCGAGGCCCTGCATGATCCAATGTCCGATCTCGCGGAAGATGCGCGATGGCGATCTGATCTGCCACGCATCCCGCGCCGCGTCGGTGACCCCGTGGAACAGGTCGCTGGACCGCTCGACAATGTCGCTGCCCATCAGGCCGTTGACAAACCCATCGCCCAAGGCGCTGCCGGCGCTGTTGCCCTGCCCCGAGAAGTCAAAGTTTTCCTGAAACTCGGCCTCGTCCGAGAACCGCTCTTGCTGGTCCGCATAGGTGAACATGTCCACCAGCGCCCGCTTTGCCGCCGCCGCCTTGTCGATCAGGCCCTGAATCGCACCGACCACCGCGTCGAATTTTTCGCCAATCCACTCTAGCGCCGGCCCAAGGGCTGCCTTGATGTCGTCGCCCCAAACCGCCCACACCGCCATGATGCCAGCAGCCGCCGCGATGAACAGGCCGATGGGGCCAGATGATGCTACCAGCAGCCGGAATGCCATGCTTACACCAGCAATGGCGGTCAGCACTGGCCCCCCGACGCCCAAGGCAAGCGCAATAGCGGCTGCCGCCTCCTGAACCGGCCCCGGCAGGTCGCGGAAAGCGTCCATCCACTCGCCAACCTTGGCGACAATGTCGCTGATCACCGGCAGAACATTGGCCGTGATGCTGTTGATCAGGTCGGTAAAGATCGGCATCAGGCGTTCGGCAATCTCGTTGCGCACGCCCAGAAGGCCGTTCTGCAGGCCGGTCATCGCCTCGCGGAAAGCGCCGCTCTTGGCAATCAGGCTGTCTGACATGACCGCCCCGGACGCTGCCGCCGCATCGCCAAGGCGCTGCAACTCGGCCCCGTTGTTCGCCAAGAGCGGGATCAGCGCCGTGGCGTCCGATGCCATCGCCTCCATGTAGAACGTCATGTCGGCTTGGCTGACACCCGCCCGGTTCAGCGTGTCGACGTAAAGCTGCAGCGCGTCGGCCCCGGACAGGTCGCGGAACATGTCGGCCGTCACGCCAACCTGCGGCGCGATGTTCTCAAAGAAATCCGCCATCGGGCCGCCGCCGGTCTGCAGGAAGTCCCCGACCCGGTCGTTCACATCCTTGAGGATGTCGGCCAGTTTGTCCTGCTCGATCCCGACTGTCGCCGCCGCTGCAGCCATCCGCTGGAACTGGTCGGCACTGGTGTTGGCAATGGCCGATTGCCGCGCAACCTCATTGGCAGCGCGGGCCGTGCTTGCGACCATGGCAAAAGCTGCGGCCCCCACCGCCGCCATCGCGGCCGACACCGCGACAAGGCTCTGCCGCAGCCCTGCAATGGACCGGCCGGCCTGACTGGCCCCGCGGGCGAATTGGCCGCTGTCGAGCCCCAGCGTCACCCGCAGGGCGCCGATCACCGTTCCTGCCATGTTCCGCTAACCCTTCTTCGCGCCCCATGCCGCCGCCAAGGCGTTGCACATGGCCTGCATCTCTTCGCGCGACTGTCGCGCCTGCGGCTTGAGCCGCCGCTTGAGCAGGCCTTCCAGCTTCGGAATGCGCTTGGCCCGTGACAGTGTTGCCGTCAGCCACGCCTGCGCGATCAGCGCGTTGCCGTCCGCGTCAGCCCGGCGCGCTGCCCCCGCCATCTGCACCTGATACAGACGCGGCGAGAGCCCCCAGAATGCAGCCGGATCAAACCCCGCCGCGACGTAGCTTTCCAGCAGCTTCAGATAATCTAGGCGGGCCGGGGGTGCGCCCGCCTTTGTCCGTTTCCCGTGGCATCCTCGGTCACGACCGGCGCCGCGGCAATCATCACTCGGCGCAGCACGTCGGCATCGGCAGACAGGATGTCGCCGGCCTCGGCCAGTGTCGCGGCAGGGTGGTGCCGCTGCAGCATGGCCCAGACCATGGCCCGAAGATCGCTGGCCTTCTTCAGCGCGCCCGTCTCGAAGGCCTCGAATGCGGCCAGCGCCTCAAGGCCCGTGGCCTCCTCAAAGGCGCACATCGCGTTGAAGTCAAACCGCAGGGTGTAGACCTTGCCGTCAAGCGTGGTCGTCGCCTCGCCAAGCAGCCGGTTTGCCATCAGGACGCCGCCACCAGCGTTGCCTTGCCGGTCATCTTGATCGTCGCCGTCGCCTGCATGGCGCCGCCCGGCGTCAGTTCGGGCGGGTTGTAGGCCGTGAAAAAGCCGTCGAACTGCAGCTTCACGCCGTTCGGGAAGGTGATCTGGTAGCCGCCCGTCTCGGCCTCGAACGCGGTGACTAGCGCATCAGTGGCCGACGGGGTAAAGTTCAGCGTGATCGTCGCCTCGCCGCCGTCTTTCAGGCCAGCGATATACTCGCGGTAGGCGCTGGCGCTCTCAAGGTGGGTCACCTCCACCGCGTCGCGCGTCATGCCGGGCGGGGTGATCGCGGTCACTTCCGCGACCTTGGTATAGGTGCCGGGGGTGATGCTCTCGATCCCGAACTCGGAATCATAGCCGATGTCTGCCATTATGAAGCCCTCCAATGGGTCAAGAAGTCCATGCTGACACGGTAGGGCCGTTCAGCTTCGTCCGTTCCGCCTTCGCGGAAATCCCGCGTGGCGACGTGCTCGATCAGGCGAAAGTCACCGCCCCGATACCCCGACAAGGCCGCCCGAACGGCTGCCGCAAGATCGCGCGCCGCCTTGTAGGCCATGGCGTAGCAGTCCACCTGCACCCGCCCCTGCGACAGGCCGTTGCGACCGTCCAGCGTGTAGCCCTCGGCATCTGACACCACAGTCAGCACCACCGCCGGCAAGGCATCGCTTTGCGGGTGCGACAGCCAGTTGACCCGCGATCCGGCAAGCGCCGTCACGCCGGCAGACGCCAGCAAAGCCGCGCGAAACGCCGCCTCCATCAGCGTGTCCGCACCGGGCGCGCAGCCCGCGCCGCGCGGCGCTGGACCGCCTTTTCAATCTCGGCCATCAGAAGCGGCTTCAGCCGGTCCACACTCGGCCCCGCCTCGGCGTCGAACGCCGGGCGCAGGAACGGTTGCGCCGGCATTTCGCCCACATATTTGCCGCCCTTCTGGTAGCGCGGCCCGGTGCCGAACTCGACAAGGTGGGCCGTGCTGCCGCCGTCCGCCAGATCAGGACCGAGAACCAGATCCACAACCGCACCGCCCTGATCCCGATAGGCCGCGCGCAATGCCGCCTGCGCGGATGCACGATCCCCGCCAGCCTGCAGCGTGGCGGCAAACGCAGCCTTGCCCGGGTCGCTGACCGTCTGCCGCGTGATCTTCAAGCTGCCTTCAAGGTCGCCTTCATCAAAGGCCGCATACGACTTCGCCTTTGCCAGCATCGGCGCCGATGCCTTGCGCAAGGCGCGCTCGAGCACCGACCGCCCCAGCCGCTTGCCCAGCCCGTCCAGCGTGGTCTGCAGTTCGTCAATGCCCTGCACCTTCAGGCCCATCACATTGCCGGCCATCAGTCAGCCCTCGCCGCCGCGGTGATCTCAAGCAGCTCGCGCCGCCCGATCTCCTTGATCCCGCTGATGTCATAGGTCACACCACCGCAGACCAGCCGGTCCTTGGGGGTGATGCCAGCCGAGAACGTCGACCAGCGCACCCTGAACCGCGTCGTGATGTGCGCCTGCACCTCACCCGCCCGCCACCGCTCGCCGTCGCTGATGTCGGCCTTGCTGGACCAGACGGGGCTGCCAAGATCGGCCCAAGTCTCTGCCGCCGTGGTGTAGCCGTCGTCGGTGAGGGTCGCGCGGCGGAACTGCACGCGCCGGTCGAGATTGCCGGCTTCGTTCACATCGCCACCCTGCGCATCGGCGCGACAACTGCGTCGAACGCCAGCGGGACGGACATTTCAGACGGCCCCACCGCCTCGCGCGTGCGATACCAGTGCCCCACCAGCAGCTTGATCGCCTGGACGATAGACGCGGGCGTCACCTCGAAGCCCGCCGTCATCGTCGCCGTCACCGCGTCGGCCCGATCATCTGCAGTCGGCCAAGACGCATCGTCGTCAAGTTCAAGCCATGCCGACCGGCCATCTTCCTGCAGCCGATACAAGCTGGCCGAAACCGTTTCCAGCGCGCCGTTCGAATAATACTGCAGCATCACCGACGACACGTCGGGGAACGGCAAAGACAGCCGCCGCGAAGACGGGAAGCCCGACATCTTCACCGCCCATGTCTGCTCGGCAATGCAGCGCCCCAGAATACCAGACCAGCCATCGAGATAGGCAACAGCCGCGTCGATATAGGCCTCGATCAGGTCGTCCTCGTCGTCGTGACTAACCCGCAAGTGCTCCTTCATCGCCGCCAGCGTGACGGGCAGCGCGGCCGGTGACGTGATCAAAACAGGGCGCATGCGATCACTCCGAAAAAGGTGACGGGGGGCCGTAACCCCCCGCCGATGTCATCAGGTCGCGGCAGTGGCAGCGCCAATCAGCGTGTTCGGCCGCGACAGGTGCGACCGCGAACGGCGCCCCATCACATAGACCACCGCATCGGAAGCGGTCGTCCCCGTAGCCGAGGCGCGGACATACCGCTTCGAACCAGTATAGCCCATGATCGCCGTCAGGCTGTCATCGGACGTGTCCGATGTCACCTGAATCGACACGGTGCCATTGACCGCATTCGCCGCGGTCACGTCGGCAAAACTGGCCGCCGTGGTCACGTCCGCATCCTGAATCTTCACGGTGTAGCCAGCCGCGGCGCCGGCGTCCGTCACCGTCGCATTCAGGAACGCCAGTTCCAGCGATTCGTAACCCTGCATATCCACAAGGGACGTGACAACGGTCGAAGTGCCGGAAAGCGTCAGTTTGCCCAAGAGCACCCAAGAGGCGTCATTGGTCGAGTCGAAAGAAGCCATTTCCCGGCCCTCCTTACGATGCTGCGATCTTGACCAGCTTGATGGCGTCGAAGTTTGTCACTGCGCCGCCCGTCCGCCGGGTCAAATGGAAGATGGTATAGGGGTGCGCGGTATAGGGGTCGCGCAGCACCTGCAGGCCCACCCGGTCAAGGATGGTATAGCCGCGGGCGAAATCGCCGTAGGCAATGGCCAGATTGTTGCCGGTGCCGTTCGCCTGCATGTCGTCGCAGAAGATGACCGGCTTGCCGAGCAGCGTAATCTGCGCCTGACCGTCCTTGAGCAGCATCGGGCCGAAATAGAACTGGTCCGACCCCTTCAGCTTGAGCACGTCGCCATAGCTGGCCCGCTTCATCAGCCACGTCGCACGCGCCTGATAGCCTTCCTTGAGCGACGCCTGCGCGCCGATCAGGCCATCGGCAGTGATCGACGATGCACCGCCAGACGCGACCTGCTCGATCTTGTCGCGCTCGTAGGTGCCTGCCGACGCCCATGCAGAATAGGTCAGCAGGCCGCGGGGCTTCGAGACGCCATTGCCGGTGAAGAAGGCGGTGTTCTCGGTGCGCGCGATCTTGTCGGCGCCCTTGTTGACCAGCCAGCCGGCAAGGTCGACATAGGCATCCGCCAGCATGTCGGCCGTGGCATTCATCTTGGCGCGGACGTTGTGCGCCACGATTTCGAGCTCGCCCACGTCGGGGGTGTCCTCGGTCGCCGCGGCCTTTTCGCCGGCCCACTCGGCAGTGCCCTCGTCATCGTCAATGAGGAAGGTCCGCGACTTGCTGCCGGTGATCTCGACGTTCGCCACAAGGCGAAGGGGCGAGGTCTCGAAAATGCGCGAGACAACGGTGTTCGACATTTCCGGCAGGACCAGATAGCCGCCGTCCGGGTTGCTGTCGGTCGACATGGCCCGGATTTCCATCTGGCCCTTGACGCCTTCCTTGCGAAGGAACTCGTCCAGCTTGCCCTTGGTCTCGACGCTGTCGCCGCCGGGCTTGGTCAGCGCGCCAACCTGCGCGGCCTTGATGGCCGCCAGTTCCTTGGCTTGCGCATCGTTCAGCGCCTGCATCTTGGCGGTCACGTCGGCCGCCATCTTGTCCAGTTTGGCCTGGTCGATCACGTCGCGCGATTTCAGCGCGTCGACTTCGGCACGGAGCGGGACGAGGGTCTCGTTGACCTTCTCGACCAGCCCCTTGATTTCCACGAGATCGCTCATTGCGATACCCTTTCACTGATGGATTTCAGAAGCTGTTTGACTTCGTCCGCCTCGCGCGGATCAAACTCTGGCCCCGCAATGCCTGCCTCGCGCAGGACATCACGATACCCCTTGAACCCGCGCGAGACGACAGCCTTGGCCGCCGTGCGCGAGAATCCGTTGCTGCGAAGCAGGTCTTCAAGATCCTGCTCGGCAAAATCGCCAGACTTGACCGCGTCCACCATTGCGCTGGCATTCGCCGGGATCGTCACAATGGACACCTCCCAAAGGTCAAGCTGCTTGAGCATGCGCACATTGCCATCGCGCGATGCGCCACCCGCCGGCACGCGGTAGCCGATCGACAGGCCGTCCAGCGCGCCATCCTTCATCAAAGCATGAGCCTCGGCCCCGCGGCGCGTGCCCAAGGTCAGCTTGCCGCGCAGATACAGGCCCTTGCTGTCCTCGCGGGCCTCCGTCCAGCGGCCGATGGGGTCGGCCATGTCGTGCTGCCAAAGCATCTTTGGCATGCGCGCCATCAAGGACTGCGTGAACGCACCCTTGGCGATGCTGTCGCCTTGGCTGTCGACCACATCGAAAACGGACCCATAGCCGGTGAACTCGCCTTCCGCGCCTTCCGCCTTGACCTCGAAATCAAGCGCCTTGCGTTCCATTGTCCTGCCCCCCGTCCATCGCGCCGCGCGACACGGTGTTTGCCCAAGCGTCGGGGATGGGATTCCGCCCGACTTCCTCGCGCACTTCGTTGACCGTCAGCCATGCCGATTGCCCACCGGCGCCAAGGGCCTTGGTGTAGTATTCGGCCTGATCTGCAAAATCGCCGCGCAACAGATTGCGCTCGTCCAAATCAACCTTCAGTTCTGGATCGTTGCCCAGAACATCGCGGTTGCAGGCCTGCTCGAATCTCTCGATCCACGGGCCCAAGGTGTGGACGACGTGCATCCGCGCCATCTGTTCCGCGCTGGCATAGGTTGCCGCCTTGTCTGCCTGCATGAGCATGATCGGCTGGACCCGCATGGCGCGGCCAATCTCTTCGATCTGCATCCTGCGCAATTCGATGACCTCAGCGTCGGCATTGCTCATGGTCATGGCCGAAAACTTCGCGTCGCTGTCTAGAACAGCAATCCCGCCATCGCCGTTCGGGCCGAACCGCTGTTGCCAAGTCTCCCGAAGCGCCTTGGATGTTTCGGGCGACAGCTTCTGCGCAAAGGACAAGATACCAGAAGGCTTGCCGCCGTTCCCCGCCAGCTTGGCCTGTTGCTTCTCAAGCGCCTTTGAAAGCCCGATTGCCTCTCGTGCCGCCTGAATTGCCGGGATCGCCTTCACGCCATCCGACGATGGCCCTCGCAGGTAGAAAACCTGTTCCGACCCGAAATCCTTGTAACCGCCACCAGCAAAATTGACCCGAAACACCATCGACAAGTCTGGCTTTTGCTCGACCGTCCAGCGCCCCGCCGGAACCGGCAGAAGGTCATAGACCCGTCCGCCGATCACGTTCTTGATCGCAATCGCGCCGAACCCGATAGAGGCGTTGAAAACCATCCCCTCGCGGAACTCATAGCTGGTCATCCAGCTATTCGGACGAACCGCAAGAAGCTCGTGCGCCCAGTGCGCCCGCTCAATCACGCGGTTGATCAGCCCGGTCTGCGAGTCAACCGACTCCCGCTTCACCCGCACCGGCATCTGCGCGATGCCCTCAGCAATCACGCGGGCGGCGCAAAAAACGGCCGGCACGTCTACGGACGTGCTTTCGGTGATGGTCTCCCCAGAAGCCGACCCCCAGCCGATCCATCCGACGATGGAGGCCAGCTGTTCGACCGTCAGTTCGCGCCCCTTGCGCAGGAAGCCAAACATCAGAGGACCAAGAGCCCTTCGTCGTCCATGTAAGACCTCTCGTCCTTTTCCGCGCCCTTGATGAACCAGCCCAGCCCCATGATCAGGGCAACGGCACCGTCGATCTTGTTCGCGGGCAGTTCCTTACGGGGATAGACGTTGTCCTTGGCGTCAAAGTGCCCGACCACGTTGCCCACCATCCAGTTCAGCACTGCATTGCCGGGGTGATGAATGCGCCCCTCGCGCATCAGCGCGTCCAGCGTTTTCGTCGCCTCGGACATGTTCGCAACCGTCTGCCGGAACTCCTCGGCCGGGAAACCGTCGCGCTGCAGGTTCGTCACCAGGTAGTTCGCCTGCCACGGGTCCGCGACCACCGCCTTGATGTTCCGCGCTGGCGCTTCCAGCCTGATCTCGTCCTCGATCAGCGCGAAGTCGATCGTCTCGCCCGGCGTCGCCTCAATGTCGCCCTGCATCTCCCAGCCGCGATACATCGGGTGACGCTCTTCCTCGATCGCCGCCCGCGGCAGAAAGAAGCGCGGGAAGGCGTAGAAGTGATCCTTCCCATCAACCTGCCGCCGGTAGACGTTCACCTTGGCCGCGATGTCGATCTTACTGGCCAAGTCCAGCGCAATGACACTTTCGTCGGATGCAAAATCGGCTTCGTTCAGCGCGATGTCCTGACACTTGCGCCAGTGTTCGGTGTCGTAAAGCGCCTCGTTCGCGTCGACCCAGACATTCAAGTGCTTGGTCAGGTAGTTCGCCCGCGCGGTCGCCACCTGCTTGGCCTTGGCCGCTGTCTGCAGCACCGACACCGGGTCCACCGAGACACCCCAGTTCGGGTTGGCCTTGCGCAGGGCGGCCTCGCTATACGGGTCGTCGCCTTCGTCCAGCGTGTAGATCAGCGCAAACGTGCTTTCGGCCGCCGTGTCCTGCACCGCCCCGGCCAGAACCTTGGTCGCATAGTCCCTGACCTCGAAGCAGATCCCGTGCTTGTTTGCGCCGGCGGTGGTGATGACCCACAGCATCGACTGCCGCCGTTTCCCGAGGCCGGTTTCAAGCACGTCGTAGACATCGCGGGTCTTGTGCGCGTGCAGTTCGTCAATCACGGCCAGATGGATGTTCAAGCCGTCCAGCGTGTGGCCATCCGCAGACAGCGCCTTGAAGCTCGACGCCGAACGCATCTGCACAATCGCCTGCGCCGGAACCTCCACCCCGAACCGGCGGCAGAACTGCGGCATCTTGCGCGCCATCGCCTGCGCGTCACGAAACACGATCCGCGCCTGATCCCGCGTCGTTGCCGCGCTGTAGACCTCTGCCCCCGCCTCGCCGTCCAGCGCCAGCATGTAAAGCCCGATGGTGCTCGACAGCGCCGACTTGCCGTTGCCCCGCGGCACCTCGACATAGACCCGCCGGAACCGCCGGTCACCATCCGGCGTCACCCACCCGAACGCCGTGGTCAGGACGAACGCTTGCCAGTCTTCCAGCCGGATCAGCTTGCCGCGCCGCGCCAGATCGCCCTTGATGTGCGGGCACAACTCGACAAAAGCACAGACCCGGTTCGCCCGTGCCTCGTCAAAGGCATACCCCGCCGGCGGCGATGCCAGATCGCGCAACTGCCGCTCGCACGCTTGCCGAACGAACTTGCAGGCTGCAACCTCGCCAGACGCAACCGCCTCGGCATAGCGCCGGGCGCGGGCGGAAAAAGTCAATTCGCCTTGCCCTCAAAGCCTGCGAATGGGTCGTCCTCGGCTTCGCCCTTCGGCTGGTAAATCTTCGTTCGCGTCGTCGGGTTGCCGCCGAACGCCGAACACTGCAGCCGGAACTCCTTCATCTCGTTCACGCCCGCGTCCCCGCGCTCGATCACTTCCCACAGCGCGCAGATCACACCCAAAGCCTTGCGGTCCGCCCGCGTCACCCACGGCCACTCTGCGCAGAACTCGCGCCATGCCCGTTTTGCATCAGGAGACAGGTAGGCCGGCGGCGGGCCGACAGGTTCGGCCGCAGGCTCCGACCGCTTGCGAAACCGATCGGGGTGCTTCGCTGCCTGCCCCGTCAGTTCGGCCTTGCCGAGCGGGGTGCGAGGACGAGGCATGTTATAACATTCCATATTGGGGATGGCTGAAAGGAGG